ATCCCACCGTCCATTGTGATCATGGCTGACAGTCCTTGGGTCGTACCTGAACGGCTAGGGCGCCTCTCCTACCGGACACAGTGGCGCCTCATGATCGTAGTGAACCCACGCAAGAACAGCGCGGCGCAGCTCGACGCTGAAGACGCAATCGACGCCATCCTTCCGGCACTCCCCACCTACGTCGCTGTATCGAGCATTGGGCCGCCCGTGCTCATGGACGTCGGTAGCCAAGGTTCAATTATCACAGTCGAAATATCCTTAACCGCATCGATGAAGGAGTAAGACAATGCCAGCAACCTCCATTGCCGGTGCCACGTTCACTGTGACCGTGGCCGCCGTCGATTACAGCGCCCAGGTGACGAGCGGCACGGTGACGAGCACGTCGACCATCACGCGCACGCGCACACTCGATGGAAACGCATTCAGCCAGACAGACCTCATCAGCGCCGTCAACCTCTCATTCCTATACGACGATATGGGTGGCATCTTTGAGGAGCTGCAGACTGTTGTCGACTCAGGCGCCAGCATTGCCGTCGTCATCGACGGTGGAACTGGTGAATGGACCGGCGCCGCCATGTACGTTGAGTCAGCGGAAACGACGTTTGACGCTACAGGGGTAGCCATGTGTACGGCGCAGCTCACCGGCGTACTCGTGTTCGCGTAGCCATGTGGGATGTCCTCGATGTGTACCTCGACGGGGCCACTGACCCCGTCGAGGTCACTGTCCTCACAATTCACGTAGTCGACTACCGGGACTTCTGCGACAAGGCAAAGGTCACGGCCTACCCAGCAGGCCTTGATCTCCTGTCGGCGTACTGCACGCTCGTCGACCCAGAGCCCGCTGACTTTAAGACTGTCAAGAAGTGGGCCCGCGAGCACAAAGTGATTACCGACAGGCGTGAGCAGGTGGGACCTACGAAAACGGCGATCCACGCCGTCTCCTAATACAGGTGGCCATAAGAACTAGCCGACCGTTGGCTGAAGTGATCGGCTACGACCCGAGAACACTGGCAACAATTATTGAGGAGCTGCGAGATGGCTAAATACGTTGAGCTAGGCGTAGAGGGCCTCGGTGCAGTTCTCCGAGACATGCGCACACTTCCCAAAGAAGCCACCAAAGAACTTAGGCGCGCATCAGTCGACATCGCTAACCGACACATGGTGCCATCATGGAAGGCAGCAGCGCTCACTGCTGGCGGTTGGGGTCCAAAGCTTGCCGACTCTGTGCGCGCTGCATCCGATCGCCTGCCAGCGCTTAAGGTCGGAAAAGACAAGCGCGTGTACTCCGGTGGCGCATCGACGAACATGACGCGCTACCCAGCCTTTCGAGGCACACAGGCCGACTATGCAGCATTCGGCAACGGCACAGGATGGATGGCGAACCGCAGGCCATACCAGGCGCAAGCGCTGCACGAATGGACACAAGCCGTCGACCTCATTGTGACGAAGTGGAATAGGAACACACTGTGAGCCGGACACTGACCGTCTACCTAGCAGCCGACCTGAAGAAATTCACGTCAGGCATGAAATCAGCCGAAGCAGACTTAGGGCGCTTTGGCAACGCGACCCGCAACCTCAGCAACACGATGTCAAGCATGCTTGGGCCTGCGCTTATTGGTGCTGGCGCTGCAGCAGGCTACGCGGCTGTTCAGTTCGGTGTCGACGGTGTCAAGGCATTTATCGACGATGAAGCAGCAGCAGCCAAACTTGCCACAACCCTCGACAACCTCGGATTAGCGCACGACACGACCGAGGTCGAGGCAATGATCGACGCGCTACAGCGTGAGTCAGGCGTAGCCGACGACGCGCTACGACCGGCGTACGACCGTCTAGTGCGATCTATCGGCGACACCGAGCAGGCTACAAGCACGCTACGACTGGCAATGGACATCAGCGCCGGTAGTGGAAAGTCATTAGAAACGGTCGTGCAGGCACTCGGCAAGGCATACGACGGCAACACAACAGGACTAAGCAGGCTCGGCGCCGGTATCGACAAGGCTGTGCTGGCGACTGGCAACATGGACACAATTACGAAGGATCTAGCGCGCACCTTCGGGGGTCAGGCTCAAACAGCAGCCAGCACATACCAGGGCCAATTGGACCGCCTAGCCGTTGGCTTCGGCGAACTGCAGGAGTCGTTCGGCGCAGGTTTCCTCGGCGCCCTCGGCAAAACTGAAGGTAAAACTGGCGACCTCATGACCGCAATGCAGGACCTGCAACCTGCGCTGCAGGACGTCGGTGCTGCAGTCGGTGACCTTGTCGTCGAACTAGCTGGCATGGTTACGTCAGCCGACAAAGCATCAAAGGCCGGCAAACGTTTCCTTGACGACCCGAACTGGGACGACCTGAGCACGCTCATACATGAAACAGCCGACAGCAACAGTTACCTCATCAGCACATTCGTGTCAGGCCTGCCAACAGTGGGCCCGTACCTAAATGCCCTTCTGTCGCTGGTCGGTGGCTACGACGCGTTAACGGGCGCAGCCAACGAGGCGTACGGCGGGGTCAGCCGTACAGCCATGGCGATGGGGAAGGGCACACCTGAGGTCGACCGAAATACTGCAGCGACCACAAGATGGAACGCGATCGCAGCGGCTAGCGGTGCAGTCGTGTCGACCACAGGTGGCAACCTAGACAAGTATTTCGCCAGCCTCAACAGCACAGCCAGCGCGACCGGTGGCGCGTCAAAGGAAACCGACCTGCTGACGACAGCCTTCGACCTGCAACGTGGCGTGGTCGAGAAACTGCAGACGACTCTTGACAGTCAGGTCACAGACTTAGAGCGCGCGACCGCAGCAGCACAGGACTACTCGAGCACGCTAGCCAGCCAATTGCTCGGTGGTATCGACCTTGGCGCTGCACAGCAGACAGGTGCCGACCTTGGGATCTCGACCTTAGAAGCATTCGATAGGCAGATAGCCGAGGCGGCATGGTTCGGCAACGTCCTGTCCTCAATTAAGGCCAGCGGCGCAGACCAGCGGCTAGTCGACCAGATAGCGGCCCTAGGTCCTGCAGCCGGCGGGGCACTCGCACAGGAAATGATCGACAAAGGGCTCGTGCAGACGTTCAGCGACCGACTAGTGGACGTGATCGCTACAGCGACCACAGTGTCACAGGCAATGGTCCCCGAGTTCTTAACCGCAGGTATCGACTCGGCAACCGACTTTGTCGACGGCACGATTGAGCAACTACTGCTCGAGCAGGACCGTCTGAAGAAAATAGGCAAGACGATCGGCAAAGGCATCGGCGTAAACATCAAGGCAGAAATCGCCCAGGCAGTAGCTGAGGCAGTGGCAGCAGCACAGGCCGCCAAGACTGCAGCAGCAGCCGAGCGCGCAGCCGAGATAGCAGCACAAGCAGTGACCGTGTCCGAGCAGCAGATCGCCCAGGCACTACAGCGACTGATAGCCAACAGCAACAGTCGAGCCGGATTCACAACTGGCGCCCCTGCGACCACGCCGGTGCTCGGATGATCCCAACAGTCCTAGTGAACGGTGTCGCCCTCGACCTTGACGGTGTCGAGTACCGGATCACTGTCACCCACGGTCGTAACGACATCACAGCTGCGCCAGCACCAAGCGACGCCACAATGACGCTCATTGGTTTCCTGTCGATCCCAGTAGAAATCAGTGACATTGTCGAGGTTGAGTCGTACGGCGTCACGCGCTTCACTGGTCGAGTAACCGACACGATCCTTAGCCACGACTACAACCCAAACGGCCCAACGCTCGGTGTCGGTGATACCTGCTACGTGGCGCGCCTCGACGTCACACTCATAGGTAACCTCAGCCTGCTCGGCCTGAAATACGTCGGCGCAGCAGGGTACGCCAAAGAACTACTCAACGACCTGGTCGAGAACATCCTCACTGATGCAGCAGTGTCCTATACAAACAACAGCGACCCACTGATGACACAAGAAGCACTAGCGGCCCTTGACGGTGGCTACTCGGCGCTCGATCTGCTCACAGCACTCGGCACCCAGACAGGTGGCACCTTGTGCGACCTACCTGACGGCGCTGTGCTGTGGGAGTCGTACAGCCGTCGAGGCTACGGCTACAACCCAGCGCATTGGGCAGATTTAGACCCCACCGACACGTGGCCGGATATCCCATACATTTGGGCAGACGTTTACGACCGAGTCGACACGGCGCCACTCACCGTCGAGCTGCCACACACTGCAATCGCCTGGTCACCTGTCTGGCGCAACACTTCACAGACAATCCTGAACGACGTCACAGTCATATATGGCGCCAGTCAGAACCAATCACAGAACGACACCGACCCGGCGTCGATCATCACTCACGGTCGCCGAGCGTTCACGTTGTCGACGCAACTGCACGAAGCGAC